TTAAGAGCGCCTTTTCTGCTGCCGATATTCTTCGATCATTTTCTCTTCCTCGATGAATTCTTCCATTTTGACCTGAACCCATGTAGAAAATTTGATTCCTTTTTTAGAAGCCAGACGATAAAATTCATCAAGCGTATCTGGATCAACTGTGATATTTACTCTTTTTACAACCAACCATATCCCCTCCAAGAAACTTGTCACTTTGGAAATAATTGTCGGTTAATCATTCATAAATATCAATACACATTAATGTACACTAATGCGTATAATCTTCCTGATAAGACATAAAAAGCACCCATTAAGGATGCTTTCTTAATTAATATTCAAATTTACGACCCACCATTTCCGCGAAATCTTTAGCTTCATCAACTGATGTTTGGCAAACTTCACAATTCGAAATATGTTCTCGTAATGGAGCCTTGTCTTCCTCTCCATATTTATGAGGGTTTGCTAATAAAGCTTCTCTCACATAAATGTTTTTCTCACAGTAGTTCATTTCTTCACCTCCATGTCTTTAGTAATTCGACAATAGGTAAGAAAAACTCCTTCGAACATTCGTTCAATTTTAATTTTTGTTTAGTTCGTATTCGACTTGCTGGCGGATAGATTCATCTTTTATACTTTCCAAAGAAATAACCCCTAATCGTACCAATCTGGCTAAATCGTTCACCATGTTTAAATCACTCCCATATTTTTATAGTAGATAAAGTTAATTTTGTCCTCTAAAGTTGGTTCTGGTTCGGATGGTTCGGGTGTTATAGGCGGGGAATTAAAAATTATTCTATCAGTATGGGAAATAGTTATCCCATCAGACGTATATTCAATTACTTCATAGTCCCCATCCTTATATTTTTGTAAAACTTTAATCATATCCCAATCCCTCCAAAGAAATAAACTGACGATCTAGCATTATTGCCATTAGGCCTGCTGGAATGCAGCTTAGCTTCAATTTTTAAAGATTCGTTGTAAAAAATAGGTTGTGACAAAAGGCTAAAGAATTCAGTGTCTAAATCTTGAATTGGTAGGTTTAATAAAGCTGTAGACATCATAATGGATGTTTTATTAGAAGGCTGATCCCCAATCAACCAAGCTCTATCACCATCATAGTTATTACCTCCTACACTAATGAAGTCTTTTGTTGCCATACCTGATGCGATATTACCGTTTACTGAACGGTACGTCATTAATACCACACCGTCAACAGTCACTCTTATGTTAAAGCTATATCCTATGCAACTAGAATATAAGGCTTTAACATAACCCTTTCCAGTTCGATTCATAAGAGTAACCCAGTTTGTATTATTATTTACGTCATATGAAATAGTTGAGAGTGTATTCATGTATTTACTCCAATCAGTCCCCCCACCCCCTGCATCAATCTTTTCTTCAAGCCGCTTCAAATAATTCATTAAGGTTGTTGTATCGGCAGTTGTAGGATTAGAAGAACCGATTAAATCGGTTTTTTCTTTTATAAAATCTTGTGTTGCCTTAGTAGGCAAATTAATCTCTGGCATTATAAGACCTCCTCATAAACAAACACCAAACCATCTTTAGCAGCGTTTGTTTTAAATCCGTACCGATATGTTTTTAAATCGGTAGCATCCGTAAATTCATGCGGCATTTCATCCGCCTGATGTTCAGCAACTAGTGCCTGTAGGGCAGCTAACTCTTGCTGGATTTCCTCTGTGCCACCATTTGTTTGAATTTCCTCAAGACATTTATAAATTCGATTAAAGAGCCAATTCATGTGCTGGGCCGAAGGCTTCATACCTGGTTGCCAGCCATCGGTTTTTAATACGGCAGGTGGCTCAACTCCAACCGAATCCCACTTTGGCAATTGTTCTTCCATTCAAATCCCTCCTAAATTGGCAATTCATTATCGGTGCCTGGTGTATAAACTGCCCCCAGATAGCCTCCGATGTTTTCGTCGTTAACATCACCAAATCCTTTGGTGTAATTAATAGAGTTTGATAAATCACCAAACTCGAATGTGCCAGATAATTCAATAGCCCCGACTTTGACACCCGCAGCTACAGTTTTTTGAACTATACGAACAAAATTCAAGGGATCCAGACCGGCCTCATTAATCTTATTTAAAGGCAATTCGATCAGTTTAATTGCAGCAGGTTCCGGTTCCAGTGGATCATCCCACTTTTCTTGAATTTTTATTTCTTTTTGAGGAACGGAAAGAGCCACCGAGAGGACACGGATAATTGTATTTATGCTCCCGTCAGACAAATTTCTGGCGATTTTAGATTTAAGCAAAATTCTATACACTTCATCAGTGGCAACACCACGAGGCTGATTAAAATTTGTCCCGATATCATCGAGCGCTGAGCCTTCTGCGTTATCGATATCTCGCCAGTCTCCAACTCTATTAACTGTCTGATGAAGAGACTGCAGCTCATCGCTAAAGATGCGCATGAGCTTGCTTATATTGCTGTCTGACTGCTTATTGAAGTAGTCGGAAAATCTATTAACAATGGACTTTAAATCAAACATTAATAACCACCTCAATATTTTCAGCGCTAATCTGGGCCACTTCAAATAAATCAATCAGCACGTTTTCTTCAAGAAAGACTTGCCCGCCATCTGTACTGAAGGATAGTTCAACATCTGTGACTCCTTCTACTGACATAATGTGTGCGATGGCTTTTGCTAAAACCACTTTCTCCCCCATATTCAAACCAGTAAATAATTGTGATGTAGTATCCGAGCCGCCAACATATCTAACAACTGCATTCTTTACTTTATCCTCTCCGTCATTAGTAAATCTGGAATCCTTAGAAATTACGACCCTCGCATGCAAATTTACTTCCGATGCTCTTGTGAAACCAACAGATTGAAGGTTTCCACTTAGGTCGGGCACTTCAATATAGGTAGTTCCATACGGTTGGATGCCTCCGGCCTTTGATTCTAAGATGGCCAGTGCAATTTCTCCGTCATCTCCACCCAGCACAAAAGCCTGCAGGGCTCTTGAAGGAGTACCATAAGAATCTGTGACATCTGAATAGTTATCAATTACATGCACGGCCCTTACATTTGGTAAATTCATTAATGCCCGTCGTATAGCCGCAGGGGTGCCGGACCCCATGCCTTCGACAGTGATTTCAGCCCGGGCACGTGCCTCAGCATCAGTTTCCTTTTCTCTGCCGCCGCTTGTCCTTTCCGGATTATTAACACTAATTACATTTGCATCTGGGTTAACGATCTGGGTAATGCTATTTGCTTCAACATTTCCAATCGAACCAATTTCGGTACATACTATTTCCACAATGCCAACACCGTTTGCATCCAAGGTGATGTCAGCAATAGTTTCGAAGGTGATATCACTTTCTGTAGAAACTAAAAAACCACTTTCAACGGTATGGTTTGCTGTACCATTGATAGTGATTTCTCCATAGGCGTATTCTTCTAGAATTCTAGTTATCCCAGCGTAAGGAAGTAATTTATCGAGTTGCACTCCTTCAGCCGACTTTCGGTATGCAGCATGGTAAACTTGTTCAATTGCCATCCAGGCAAGGGATAAAAACCACGCCATAATACGAATCAAGATGCCTAAAAATGCTTTTTCTGAGACATTAGCATCCGCGCCGAACAATTCTTTGGTTTTTGAAGACATATCATTTAGAAGTTCATCGTAAGTTTTCCTTTTAAATCCATTAGCATCAAGCACCTAATATCACCTCATCATTAAGAGTGCTGCCGTCTATTAAGGTAACAGAATATCGAATTGTTCTTATCCTGTTGGTGAAATCATTAGAGATGATAAGACTATCAATAGATGCCACTCGTTCTTCTTGAGACAAAACTCTCATAACTTCAGCCCTTGCCTCTTCATCATTGGATTTCCCCAAGATGAGTGTAAAATCAATTCCATAACGTTCATCCAAGAACCATTCTTTCAGGTTGGTTCCTAGTGTGATGCTCAAGCACTGAGCTATTTCATTTTCTCCCTCAATCATCTTGAAATCACCATTTTCAAAAACTAAATCACCATTGGCCAGCTCTAGCGCTTTCAATTTAACACCCCCACAATGACAGCATCCTGAATGCTGAACATTCGAGATGTACCCGGGAACACATTATGCCCGCTTTGGGCATCGTCAATTGCTCTTTGGCAGAACACCACTAAAACCGTATCGCCAGGACTATAAACAGGCAAATACGTCTGAACCGCACCGCCATTTACACGATATTTCTGCTTTAGTGTAGGGACATTCTCTATAGGTGGTAGTGACTGAGGCGACTGGCCGACTTCTTTGACCTTAAATAGTGGCTGAATCTTGGCTTTCCCAGATGATTCATCAAATGAAAGGATCTTTGCCGGCATAGAAGTATTGATACTCGTAAATATAGTTCTTTTTAAGTTGTCGAAAAAGACACCGGCATTGCTCAAAGAATCGCCTCCACTTCCGTATAGTAGCTGTCACCTTTAAAAATATGTTTTCCTTTTCTAATACGCACCTTGGCTTTAACCCCTACTGCCTGAAGTTCAATAATAGATCCTGTGTTCATTCGGTACTGGAGCAAAGACTTTATTTTATACCCTTTAACTGTTACACCATCCTTTTCTTCCTCAAAATACTCAGGCGAACCAATTAATCCAGTCTTGCTACTTAGAACAAAACGATGGTCATCTCCTTGCTTCAAAGAACGAATATACAGTTTAGAACGGGAGATATAACAAGCAGCACCGCAGTCCTTGGAGATATCTTGCATGGTTTTTACAATCTCTCCATCAACTGCATAACCCTTTGAATACACCTTGTTCTTTGGTAATTTCAAGACAGCTATTGATAATCCAAGAGATTTAGCTAAATCACTTAAAATTTGCTGAGCTTTTATTCCTGGCTTAAATGATTTTTGGAGGGTCTTCTTCTTGTCGAGTGGCTGGCTATCCAAGACTTTGATTACTGTTTCCCTGTCAGCTCCCGATAATTTTGAAGTAGTGTTGTCAATGTATCCGGATAAAATCAATCCTTTGTCTTCGATGTATCCTGCGTTTATTGTCAACATCTTTCCTCTTTTCAGCTGGTTACGGGTGTTTGCTGAGAGATTATAGACAGAAACAACACTTAGATTTGGATCTAAATCATCGTCAAACGGTATTTCAAATTCGATGTCCAGGTCTGTATTGTTCATTTTCACATTGGTGGTAATGACCTCAACAACTCTCTTAAAAAGCTTACTCATTCATTCATCACCACCAGGAAGACGGTAACATTTAGATTTTCATATCCAACCCGGGTTTCTTGTCCGGATTCATCAATTGAAATGATGAGTGGTCCAGGGAAACGTGTATCGAATATCTCACTAAAAAGAGGTTCACCGTACACGATTTTTTCACCGTATACAAGAACCTCTCCATCCTTTATTAAATCGATAGTAAAATAATCTCCTATCTCGTTGTACCTTATTTCCAGCTCGAAAATCTCAGCCCCCAATTCAATTTCAAAGCGATAAGGGATGAGAGGCTTTTCGATATTAATATATTCTTTATCCATTGCCTCACCCCACTCTCAACTTTACGCCGATTGGAATTTTACGAGGGTCATATTTGTTCCACGTCTGTAGTTGCTGCCATCTTAAGTTGTATTTCTTACCTAAGGCATAATAGGTATCACCTTTTTTCACAACATGGTATATCGGCGATTGCTTCTTGTTTTCAGTTTGTTTACGTCCTGCTTGAGCAACTGGAGCAGTAACTGCCTTTCTTTTAGGGGGAATATAAGAGGTTTCAGCAATGCGAACCTCTGTAAGTGTGCAGCTGAACCGATAACCATTAATCGTCTTAGAATCGGCCTGAATTGTCAGGCCGCTCATTAGCATGTTTTTGTAAATACGTCTGCCTTCATACGTGATAAGCTGTCCTTCGATTTCCATTTTCTCCAGATTAGCAACCATGATTTCCACCCGCTCAGGGGTTGGCCTTATTATTAAGCCTGAAATTTTTACAATCACAGGCTTTCTTTCCACATGATCTGAAAGATTAATGCCCTTCTCCACTTTATGTGTAGGGATATCAACATCAATATCAACATCTTCTTTTTCAACATGAACTAAATAGCCATTGATTTTTGTTGTGCCGACTAATTCCGCCAATGCTATCCCTCCCTAATCTGAGGAATGATTACATTTAAATCACTGAAAAACTCCTCCATTGCTTCCTTGATGTTAAATACAGTCTCATCCTTGGTATTGCCGCCTTGTACAAATATTTGTACAGGTGCATGTATTTTGGAAGTTGTCGTGCTTGTTGTAACTGTAGCAGCAGTGTTATATTTACCCGCATTTCCAAAGTCTAAGGATGGGTTTGTGCCATCTCCCTTTAAAATACCTGCAGATCTTAATGCGTCAGCTTCTTCTGCTGGTAGGACGGCTTCATCTTTATGCAACAACGCAGGCATGTCATCGTAAGGAACACGCCCAAGACCAACTTCAAATCCCGGCAACAAGTTTGAGACCTTTGAAACCACACCGCCAATCTTACTTCCAATATCCAAGTTTTTTAGAGCCTTTCCAACAGCTCCAAGCTTGTCTATTACCCACTCTACAGCATCAGCTATGGCATCAAAGGCAATTTTCATGCCATCTAAAATAGGCTTCATGGCAATCCAGGCAATTTTTATCGTGGTCGTTGCCAGAGGCAGCAAAGGAACTATAATTTCCTCTACTAAAAATCGGACAACAGATGAAATTCCAGAGAATAAACTGCCTACTATTCTTAGAATTGGCGATATAAAATTCATTGATGTCTCAATCACAGAACGGGCCACCGGAAATAAAGGAACAATAACTCCCTCTATTACACCCTGGACAATACTTTTTAAAGTACTGAAAATATTTATTCCAGTGGAGACGACATTTGCAATTACTCCCATTGAATTGCCTATAAATTCTTGTGCTACCGGCATAAGTGGAATAACGACATCATTCACAAATTGCATAATGACATCTTTACCATAGTTGAAACCATCAGCGACCTTTTGAGCAAAACTAGCAATTCCATCTGCAACCTCAGGAGGCACGCCTAAGTTCTGCCATATATCCGATACCTCTCCTGTATTGTAAACAAGAGACATAATCGTGTTATAAACTGCATCGATGATATCCTTAACTTTTGACAACTGATCAAACCCTGCGGAAACAAACTCCATAAATGGTCCAGGATCAACATTCGAAATAACATCACTAAGCTTGGATAATACTCCAACGGCCTGTTCTAATATTGGCGCCCCAGCTTTCGCTAAGAAATCCTGCCACGCTTGCTTAAGGTTGCCAAGTTGGTTTTCATAGGATTCCGATTCCCGAAGAGCTTGTCCAGTGGCACCGGCCGACTCCATCATCTTTTCTGCGAAGGTTAGACGGGCCAGCTGCTTATCAGCTTCACCAAGGTTCTTCCAGTCCAATCCGAGTTCTTGTGATGCAAATCCGGCCAATTGTGTTTCGTTTGCGAATAGACCAATTGCCTCCCCGCCCTCATAGTTACCTTTGATAAATGAGTTTAGGGCACTGTTTGCATCTTCAAAGGATTTATCATAGAAGGCAGCTGCATCTGCTACAGCTGACACAGCACGCTGTGAAGCATCCATCGCATCGCCCGTTTCCAAGCCCAGCCCTTTAAATAAACTTGTCATTTGGGTATAGGCAGGTTTAATCCGATTTGGGAGCATCCCGAAAGACTCTCCTAGATTCTCGACAACTCCCTGCGCTTCCCCTGCATCTGCTCCAAAAACCTGGTCAAACTGTGCCTGTAAGGCTTGGGCACCAGCTGCCGCTTCAATTGCACCCTGGGTGAAGTCTTTTACGGCAGCACCAATGCCTAATGCCATAATGGCTGCACCGAGTCCCAATACTGTCTTCTTGAATATATTCATACTGCCATCAGTATTTTGAATTTCGCGGTCAAGATTGCTCAAGTTACTGTTATCTAGATCCTCAACCTGATCAGCCGCATCTTCTATTGAGTTTTCTAAATCCTCGAATTCATCATTCAAGTCCTCAACTTCATCAACAGCATTATCTATTGAATTAAAGTTCAAGCCATTAATGGAACTGATCACATCATCAATTCGTCTATCTAATTCAGCGAGAGGGCCGTCATCGATGTCCATTCCAATTGCTACAAACACATCACGCAAGGACATTTAATTACCTCCTCTCGCATTTTTAACTCGCTCAATTTGGCTGTCTAATGCCGCATTAATGTACATAATTTCATCCAGTGTCATTGTGCAAGCCTCGGTGTAGGAAATCTTCCCTTCCATGATTGGTCTCCAAAAATACCATTCAGAATCAACCTTCTCACGATATTGATGAAGTGGCTTAGCCTTCCTGAAAGGTAAACTTCACTGCAGCCGACATGACTTCAGTGAATCCACCAACTTCTTCAAAATGTTCGAATGTTACCTTGCTGCCATCTTCCTGGAAAATTACGTGCTCCATTAGGGATTCATATAATTTCTCCCCCTGCTGAACACCGTGCTCGTTTTTTGCAGTGTCTCGCATGCGAATAGCTTCACGAAGCCCAGGGTGTTGGAAAATGTACTTGTTACCGTTTTTAGTTTCGAATTTTTGTTGTTCACCTTTTTTAGCCATTTGTTTTCGCTCCCATTCTCTTCTTTTTAATTGATTGGTAATATGTCGTTTGTTCATAGCAAATAAAAAGAGTGAGCCGAAGCCCACTCATCCTTTCTATTTCACTGTGTAATCAAAGACTTTTATAGTATAGACACGGCTCGCTACTGCTTTTCCATGTTCAATATCCGGAACCTTCGTAACCATTGCTTTTGTTCCGCCTGTAACCTCTTTAATTTCATTATTTGAGTTCACCCAAATCGGGAACATATTCCGATCATTCGCTAATGTATTTAAATAAGGAATGGACGGAGATGTTTGGCTCAATGTGATCTCAATCGTGCCAAGAGAATCACCGTTAATGGAAACAACAGCATCTCCTTGGGCTGATGAACTTGCTTCGAAATTTTCGTTATCTTTCGAGCATTTAACCATGGTACCGTCAGCATATCCAGTGACGAATACACCATTTACTGTTGTTGTAACTTTTCGAGCATCATATGTTCCAACATGACCCATGCTCAAGACCTCCTTTTTACACTAAAATTTCACCTTTAATCTTCGCTTCATGAATGGCCCCAGCAAGTTCAAAGTCAAAATAGAGTCCGCTATACCTACGTTCTGCACGATCTGATGCAGGGGATTCATTTCGTCCCTGGCTGGAAATGGTATATAAATACTTTCCAGAATCATCAACAGCGATAATGCCATTCTGGCCTGCCACTTCTAAGACTGTACGGACAGCTCCCTCGATTTGAGCGATACCACTATCGGTATAAGGGATTTTGGGATTTGATGCAAACAGAAGTTGCACTTGCTGTTCAATGTTAAGCTTCACCCAGTCCTTGCCGTGAATAACATCAATATATTCTCCACTAACAAGTTTACCTTCGCTTGTCTGATCGATCCCAGCTTTCCTCACATACGCAATACCTCCTATTAAGTGGATATCACTTAATTTAAGAGGAGTAAGGTCTTGAGGGGTAACGGACTTTAATGTTTTGAACTTCCATGTCACCGAACCAACTGGAAGGGAACCGATCCGCCCAATTAAAGCAGCATGTGGCATTTCTTCAATCTGATCATGCTGAATTGCAAATGTGCGGTCATAGTCTTCAACTTTTAACAAGGCCAAATCTTCTACACTATCAACAACATGAGCCGCCATCTTCAGCCCGTGACCTTCAACTACATCACTAATAGCTTTGTAATCATCCACAGTTCCTGAATCCAGCATGACAAAATACCAATCATTGTAGAAATATTCTTCAAGCACAGAAGCTGCTGTAACAGGATCAACTGCAGTTGTATCATAAGTGGCAATAGCTATTTTTTCAGGACGCGTATCGCCTTGATCAAATACCTTCTTTGCTATTTCATAACCTTCAGACTGTTCACCAAAGGCTACTTTGATAGCCTCTAAGTCTCTGTATTCTTTATAAGGACTTCCTCCAGCTTTATTAACCAGGATTAACGGAGTTCCTAAGCCAATGAGCGCCGATGGGTTCTTTATGTCAATCGTGACAGTAACATCTTGTAATGGCATTTCACTCACTCCTACATCTCAATATTTTCAATAACTCCAGCATCAAAAGACTCTTGGCCGCGCATCCGCAACCGGACATCAAAGCCATATCTGCGTTCATATTCAATGTTTAAAAAAACATCACGATTCGTGATTGCTAATGCATCCACTACCGTGATGTTCTGATCGGATAACTCTATATGGCCTTTTCCTAGAAAGTATGAACGGGCCTTATAAGCCAAATCATGTGCTTCTTCGATATCTGCAGCATGGCAAGTAATTGATAGAATCATTTCAGTGTCTTGTTCGATACTGGAAAGGCCAATTTCTACATCCATCGCCTCTGCGACTTGTCCGATTCCTTGCCCAGCTAGAGTAACCTTAAGCGTATAAAACGGATAGGCAGGCTGATTACCTGTTGTATCTGCCATAATGACAGGATGGGTAGTATAACTTCTCAGACCTGCTATAACTGGGCGACGAACGTTAGCAAGATTAATCAAAAGAGCTCACCCCTTTAGCAACATAGCGATAGAAATCAGCGAACGGGGTGAAATTAATCGATGTATCGATCTTGTACTTCATACCCTGATGCTCAATCTCATCTCCGTGTTTAAAAGGTGTAAGGGAATATATTTGACGGTCAGATTGAGTAACAGCTCCTCCTAATTGAGCAACCGTCTTCATATCAAACGGGATAACAGCACATTCCCTAACCTCCGGGACCACATCACCTGGTACGTATTCTCCATCTTCATTCCAGCTGCCGTCACCTTTGCTGACAATTACGTTTACATTTGAACTGTACTTGCTTATTAAGCGACGGAAGGAGTATAAATTCATTCCACTTCAACCTCTATCGATCCAATAAGGCCGCCGCTGTCCACCAAAGGATTTGAAGATCCTTTCATTTCAACCGTGAATGGATGGTTGACCGGGTTATTTAGATCAATTGCAAATTCTTGAATTTTCCCTTTCAATTCAAGTCCCAGCATTTGAAAGAATAACTCAGGCGATACATTTCCCTCAATAACTTCAGTAATAAGCTCCTGGGCTTTATTTTCGATGGCCGCTATGTTCTCATCGGTCCCAGTTCTAAGAAAAGAACGTTCAGGAATGACGATATGTGTAGTTGATTTCTTCAGGTGAAGCCCCTGTGATGCCAAGTATCTGCGCATTTTTTCAGTAACCTGGATTCTTGCTCCAAACTCATGGACGCCTGCAATCATAGCCATTTGACTGTTTTGGATATAACCCACTTTAGCCTTTTTGGACTTAGCCCTTGATAGATCTGCTAAAACCTCAGGAATTCGGTTATTATCTGTGACTCTTATCCTTGCCATCTCATCACCCGCCAAATGATTTGAATCGGATTCTCCTTAGTCCAGCGCTAGTCAATTGGGCCAGCAATGCACTATCTCTTTCTTCACCAGATTCGAAGGTTTGTGACATACCTGCAATGGATTCACTCTTAATACCCGGATTGGCAACCATTTCGTATGAGACATACAATGCAGCTATGCTTTTTGCCGCGGGTGGCAATTTCAGCTCTCCGTCAATCAAAAAGTCACGGTTGCAGGTGCGCTGAACGAAATCAATAGCATCATCCAACGCTACCTTCAAAAACTCATCCTGGGTAGTATCCGATATTCTCAATCTTGCCTTAAGTTCATCAAGATTCATCTGGAGAAGCCTTCTTATTTGTCCTTTTCACTTTTTTATATCCGATTGCCTCATAAACCACTTTAAATGCTTTTTCGGTAACTTCAATTTCTTCTCCGTTTTTTTCAACTAGGATTCTTTTATTCATTTCGGTTCCCTCCAATAATATAAAAATGGAAAAAGCGACCCTATTTGGCCGCCGAATTACGGTGTAACAACTTCTGGTGTTAATGCTGCAAAAGCATCTTCAGCAAGTGTCATAAACCCAACTTGTTGAGTAACGCGAAGAGCAAACATATCACGTTCGAAAAGATTGATAGGATCTCCGCTTGCATCCACCATAGTGGTTAAAGTTGCATCTTCTGAGATCTTATATTCCATACCTTGTGGAATGCCATATCGAGTGTAATCCCAATCAGCAGCCATAAGAAGCGCCTTGGTGTAATCAAAAGACTTGGAATCTACATATCCAATCGGTAGACCAAGAACTTGCTGTGTAGCTCCGCCTGTAGCATCATTGAAGATTGGCAGGCCGTTCTGGTCTTTTGCTCCACGTAACTTTTGACGGAACCGGCGAGTAGTAGTAAATCCATCTACATCTTTATCCGCTTCCTCAACAAGAGCCATAAGGCCATTTAATTCATCATAAAGGTTCCCAATGGAGTTAAGAGCCAAAGTATTTCCTGCAGTCTGCGCTTTTTCAAATACAGATACACCAGCGCCGAATGGAGAATCGACACCAAAAAGTGCTGCCTGGTCAAATTTAATTGCGAAAGCTTCAGAAATGGCAGGACGCATTTGAGTGAAAAAGTCAGATACAGAGTACTTTAAGAACTCCTTAGAAACAGGGATGATAACACCCATCTTTTTGGACACCATCTTAGCTTTTAACCAAGTAGCTTTAGATGTTTGGATTTTTTCACCTTCACCTACCCAGTAAGCTCCTGGACCAGATGCTAGATACGTAAATTCCTTCTCAGGCTTAGTCATCTCTTCAAACTTAGCAAGCTTGGTAACGGCAGATTGTGTCATAAACTCTTTTAATACCAGCGTCCCTTGTTCCTTTGGCACAGCACCGGTTACCGCATCCTGCAGCAACACATTTGCAGGATTAAAATCGAATTGCTTAATGTTTACTTTTAATAGATTTGTTGTCATGTAGAATTCCTCCCTAATTTCGGATACTTACTTCTGATGCTAACGATCCAATGTCAATGGAACCGCCACCTGAATTTCCTTGCCCGTGATCAATATTGCGTCCGTTTTCTTTGAACTTTGTTTCTACTGCCGCCTGAACAGCTTTAGAGTACTCCTCTTCTAACTTGGAAAGGTTAGTTAGGGTATTCTCCTCATCCTCGGCAATAAAAAAGTCAATAATCCCATCAGGCAGGCTTTTCTCTTTTGCTACCTTTAGAGCTTTATTGACTAAAGATTCCCGGTTCCGGGCTTTTTTCTCATCTTCAATTTCCTTCCGGAGCTTTTCGAGTTCCAATTGTTCCGGAGTTTTAGATGGGTTTCGCTTATTAACCTCTTCCTCGATAAGCTTTTCGAGATTGTTCTGCTTCCATGTTTCAAGCCCTTTGGTAAAGTGACTATCTAACCTTGGCTGCATCAGTTTCTTCCCCTCTTCGCTTTCCAAGAATCCTTTCACCTTATCAGCCGATACGGCAGAAAGTTCTCCTAGATAAGCTTTAACGCCTTCATCATCCTTGTTATCTGCAAGAAACTTTTTTACAGCCTCTAAATTAATGGTCCCTTTATCAAACTGCTTAATATTTACCTTTAGGAAATCATACTTTTTCATTTGAATACCTCCTACGCCCTTATAGTGCGAGCCTACAAGTGCAAAATAAATAAGCCTTTTTAACGTCTATTGCTTAAAGACAAGGTTTATCCTTAACGATTACTTGCAAGGCTTCTGGATATTGTTCTGATAATTCTTGAAGGTAGCGAACAGACGATTGCAGAAGAGTTGAAACCGAGGCACATACAACACTTTCTGTGTGCCCTTCTGCTTTAATGCTCATATATCCGTCTTCCCCTACAACAACCTCAATTTTTGTCATTGCCATCATCTCCCTTATGACCTAAGAAGGACTCTTCCCAATCGTCAATCTCATCTTCCTCTACATCAGTTCTTACCCGATCACTGAAAGGCTTTCGGATTCGCAATTAGAATCATCCTCCTATAGCTTTTTGGAAATCCTTAAAGGTTTGTTGTGAGAGGTCCTCATTTGATTTTCCCTCGATGCGATCAATTTCATAAACAAGTATGCAGCGACAATTTATATCGTGATGAGCGTAACCGGTATTACCTGGAGCAATGGCCTTTTCACCTCTTCCAAGGTCAAACATATCGTCAACTGGTATTTTCACATGCCCCATCTTTTCATGATTTGCTTTTGATGTTCGGCGGACTCGGCTATCTTTCATGTTCCGCCACTTTTTCATCATAATGACACCCTTAGAATTTGCATACCTTGCACTATCCAATGTGCCAGCTTCACGAACACGATGGGTTTCAGTCCTTGCTACGCGAATAGATTTGACGTAATCGCCTTCGAATGTGGTTGTCAGGGTACTTGCCATGTCTTTGTAGGTAGAACCCCGAACGAGGCCTTGTGTGACCTCTCGTTGGATTGTGTAAATTATCTCTTTCCGATTTTTTTCAAGAGTTTCTGATAATGTTAAGCCAGTAATGGGATTATTTAGAGCACGCTGGATCTGCTCGGCTTTCAAAGATGTATACTTCAGGCTTTTTCTTGCCTCGTTTTCTATGGCCCATCCCATCCAGGCATAAGAATAGACATAAGCTTCAGCTAAGTGAGTAGAAATGCTTTTCTGAGTCTCCAGAGATAATGTATCAACATGCTCATTCAACGAATCTATGAATTTCTTCAGTCGATTGTACTTAATCATATTTTGATAAGTTAATTGACCATCTTCTTCAAAGTCAGAATAGATTTTCCCCAGTTCACCTAAAGCCAAGGTGACTAATTGACGGTAAAACCCACGGATGGAGCGCTCGATTTTATCCAGCTGCTTATCTGACCACTCTTCAAGCTTCCTTGAGTATTCCTCAAGATCCACTATCGTCACCATCCTTTAAAGGAGGAATTTTATCCATCTCTCTTTCCCTCTGCTCGATTTCATAATCCACATCATCAACAATAGAAAGAGAAGCAAGCGCAGTCTTTTCAGAGGTGACGGCCTTTAAAGTTACTGCTGTTTGTGCTTCTTCCAGTAAGTTAACCGGGATGTTCCTCTTAAAGGATGTGAATATTTTTAAGAAGTCCTCTTTACTGCAGATCCCCTTTTTATCCCATGCACTGCAAAGGACCTTGTATTGATAACGCAACGCAGCAGTCATCTTTCTTTCCATGGTGATGCATTTGTTTTCAAGGGCCATAAGCTTATATTTCATGGCGACACCAGAAACATTGTTTCCGAACGCCTCATCGCTGAAGTTCACACTCTTTGCAAAGCGCAAGATATTTTGTTCTAGGCGATTCAAATGATTTTCAATCATCGTGTCATTGATATCTTTTGTGAGATAGCTGACACTGTCGTCTTTACCCATCAGCTCGAATACACCTGTTTTCTTCAAGGTATTAATATCTTCATCATCAAGTCCTAAGCCACGCAACACCAGATATGCCAGACGATATTGCTCGATTTCATTATTGGCATCAGATAGAGTCCGATCATAGGCATCGATTAGCTTGAAGACCTTCTCTGCATCTGCCATCAATTCTTCGTTGTTAGGTAATCCGAATAGAGGGCAATAATCAAAGGTGTGTGGCTTCTTATCAATCAACCTCAACCCAGTTGCTCCCGTTTCCAGCACATAAAAATGACTGCCGTCATAAAATTCAACGTGCATCTTATTATCTTCCAGATCAAAGAACCTGATTGAAAACTCTGGTTCAGTGAAATCTGTGCCGGATATGATGATTGTTTCCCAAGGATCCACATTTAAAATTCTTTCCTTGCCGTCTTTATCGATGTAGCATAGTCTTGCTGCATATCCACAAATTGCGGCCTTTTTACCCCATTCGGAATCTTTGTCCTCTACATTATTCCGGATGATAAAGTTTTCAAGTTCAGTTTTCAACTGCATATTTTCGTTTTCCTGCTTGCTGTCAACATCATAAGAAATGGGATGACCAAACATATAACCCACTTTGGTATCAACGATTTCAGCATCAAAGGCGTTATTAAGATGATTATTCACCTTGCTGTCGATTCGCATTACTTTCCCTGTCTCAAAGTCTTCATAATCAACAGGCTGCCGGCTCAATATGGGCACACCTTGAACAGATGCTTTATAACGCTCATAAAAGATTCTTCGCTTCTGCAAATCGCCTTTAAACTCTTCTATAACTTCCTGGATAGTCTTTGGATCAGCACCCTTTTCGCGGAAAAGACGCATAAATTTGTATGTGTTCATTGCTTCACCTCTTTCCTTTTAAGATTTGTTTTTGATAATGGGTATAAATCGCATATCGAATTGCATCCAGTACATCGTCCCACTGCTTCACGGGCTCCCCAGTATTGGCATTCCATACATACTGGAAGATTTCTTTCTTAAAGCGATCAACGTTCTCCTGGACTATAAAGAATTTATCTAACTTAAACAGCCGGGCAACTTCCTCTATGCCAGCCACAACTTTCTTCACTGCTTCAATAGCTCTTAACCCTTCTCTTCTAAAACGCTGCACATGTTCAGGGCGGGCACTGTCACAGTAGAAATTAATGTTTCCATAACGGTCTTTAATTTCTTTAGCAACACCGACCCAGTAATCGATTTCCATATGCTGCTTGGCATGCTCTTCAATTAAGAAAAGATCACCCGCGTCATCTTCTGCCAGAACACAAATGGAGCCATGATGTTCATAGCCCCAGTCCACTCCAGCAAAATATTTAACTATGTTTTTCTTTTCAAATTTCACACGAGAAATATAGTGTTTATCCCGGTTAAAGTCCTTATAGATGACTCCTTCAGCAGCTACCCACAAACCATTAATATCACGATCTGTAAACATTCCGGTTGGTGTGGCCGCAACAATAGATTGCACATACTCTTCATCCAAAAAGATGTTGTCAAACAAAGTGAAGTGAAATGCAACGATATTTAATCGGCCGTTATCCAGCCTCTGACCATCTTTATCAATGATATCTGTTTTAACTGGATGGGCTGGGTTTTCTGGGTTCGTATCAAGCAATATCTGCGCACCTGGATAGGAGCAACGGGAAATGACTTCCTTAACGAACATGTCATGTAAGGCTGTGCCTTCATTCAAAAGAGCTCCTGCAGCTGTAAAGCCCCTGGCCTTTTTCCAGGCATCTGCATTTGCTCCATCAAAGCAATATACTTTATTCCCAAAAACACTAATAGCATTTGTCTTATCAAGCTTAAGTTCTTTGCCCAGAATCGCTTCCATGTCATTTAAGATATTTCTTCGAATCGATGCTTGAGTTGAACCGCCAACAATGAACGACAGCCCCTTGCCTTCAAATCGAGCGATAAGCATTAAAAAAAGCAGTATGAGGACAAACGTCTTTCCAGCACGTTTTGCTCCACTAGCTGCTAAGATTTTAGGCTTCTCTTTTATAAAACAATCCCATACTTCGCGCTGCTTTGGCGTTAAATCCATCACTCATCACCTACCAACTTACGAAGCATTTTAGCCACCTGGCTTTCCTGGGACGTTTCATCATTGTTTTGAAGTTTGCTGATTTCCATGCGCAGCTTCTCTTCCTGCAGGCGCTTCTTATCATTCACAGAAAGGAGATCAGTGTACTTCGATAGGAACTCCAGGGCCTTCATCTTGTCAGCAAGCTTAACGGATACACCGTCTTTGCCTTTCTTGACCTCAGTGATCAGGGTGCCGTCTACCTCATCGTTATTCTTAAGATTAACGAAACTGTATGAGTAAGTGATCTCATCTCCATTTTCATCAAGCATCGGCTCACCATTATGATCAAGCTCCGGCATTTCCCTTTGACCGAAATCAACAAAGTCTGTAATGTCAGCAAAAGCAATATCGATGTACTTCTGGAGAACTGCTTGAGCATCTAACAAGACTCCATTAAACCGTTCTTGCTTGAGGCGCTCAATTTCCCTTCTGACACCATCATTCCCCATCAATCTATACGCAATTGATTCAGCTGTATTTCTATCAACTCCATAAGCTTTCTGATATGCCTTGGTAGCATTGAAATACTTGATGTAATAAAGACAGAACATCTTTTGCTTATCATTCAATTCATCGGATTCAATCACCGGTTCTAGGGTTGCAACCTTTTTCTTTTTGGTTGCATCCTTTTTGGTTGGATCCCTTGACCATCCTTCACGGCTCTTTCTGCTTTTTAAAGTCCCGATTTTGACATCATGTTTTTCAGCAAGTGCCTTTAATGTGATCTCGGAGGTCTCAAACTCTTTTCTTATTTCATCCCAGTTCATTACATGGCACCTACCTCCTGACTAATTTTTTTGAAAAAGAAAAAGCACCCCGGAAGGCGCTTCTAATGAACGGTATAAAAACTTGTTTGTTTAGTCAAAATATTTAAGAAGGGAGGAATATGATGAGGATAAGGTTTTTTCAGATCAAGATATTTTTCTTCTCTTTCACCATCATCAAGAGAGACGGTTAGGGCCGTCTTTCTCCCTTCATTGATTTTAGTATTTCTAAAATAAATTAATTTAATACTAACAAACACCCACCGATAGGTGGATTCCTCAGGATATGGCTTACCAACCATGTAAGCTATTTCCGCTCCGTCCTGCCTCCCATTCTAACAAGCCGATTTGTGTTTTAACAATTTTGTTTCTTCTGTGCCATTTGTGCCATTTGTTTCCTGTGATAATTGGTCAACGATTGAATCACGAATACGTTTAATATGAGAAAAGGATAATCCCATGTGAGCTCCAATCCATCGATAGCTCTTTCCTTCCAGTAACCAATGTAGCACTTCTATTTCTCTATTATCAGTTATGAGATGCAACCGATCCTGAATAACTGAAATTTTAGCCTCGTACTTATGAATAACAGAATATCTTTTTTCTCTGCGGAGATTTTCTCTATAAACAGGGTCGCTCGTGGTGCCTTGGGCCTTTGGCATCCCAGCTTCATCTCCATATTGTGCTGTGAGCCCTTCACCTGCATCTTTCATTGAGTCCCTGAGTATCTTTATGGAGTTCATCATCCAATGATAATCCTTAAGAATGGATTCTATTTGTTTGCTGGCAGCTTCTTTCATTAAAAACACCCCTTTGAAAATAAAAAAGAACACTCAACAACGCTAAAAGCGTCATTTAGTGTCCTCCAGTTGGCTGGTAGAACTATTTATTCTTAACTAATTTTAGTGGCTCGATAATGTTGCTATAAATTTCTTCTTTATCGATATTTTTTAATGTACTAATGTGTTTAAGAAGATGGTTAGCCATATTATTTCTATCCAAGGAAATTAAATCTCTTCCGAGATTTCTATACTTGATTTTTTTTACACCGTAAAAATTTTCAAGTGATAGGATTTGTTCAGTAGTCACCATGTCAAAGAAGTTTAAAGCCATGGCACATACTCCATAATAATATTTCAATTTTTTCAACCTATTCCTATCAGATCTACTAAATACACCAGTACATCTACTTGTCCTTATCATATCATCCAGCAGAAAATACACGAGTGAATGCTTATCAGAATCCTCGTTAATTCCCCATCCATCTTCATAATAACCATATCCAAAATACCTTTCATAAATTTGCAAACACACAGGGGAAGCATATTTAATATTTTCCTTTAAGTTATTTATTGTGATTTCCAATAAATCTTCCTCAACTACATTATGATGTACGTCATGTAACTTTCTAGGATTTGTTTTTATAGCCATGTAATTTGAAATCGGGGCAACTGTATTAGAATATAGGTCTTGATACTTTTGCATAAAATCTTTTTTTCTATCTCGCCTACCACTTAGGTAATGTGATAAAAATTGAGCAATTATAGCCGCAATCAAAGTACCTAGTATTGTATAAACTATATATATAGGTATTTCATAAGTAATTGTCGGATTCGTAACAGTTGCTAATACCATCTTTAAAACTCTTCCCCCTCATCAAACTTAACCCGCTTTACTATTCCTTGATGAGTAATAATCTTCGTCTCTCCATGTGGAGGCAAGTCCGTTAGCCGTGCCTTTCCATTACACACCACAATAGCAAAGCTTCCTTTTTGTTCCATTATATCGATTTCTAGTCTGTTTGTCCTAGGGTTAATTTCAATTGTTTTTAATCTGGCAGGCTCTTTCATCTAGGACCCCTCCCTTGACTATTTATTGTCTTTTTCATTCTCATGTCTGATAATCATTCTTTATTACTAATTTTTTCTTTTAAATATATTCTGAGTATGACATATTAAATTTATATTAATTGAAAGAAGTGAAAACCTTGGGTATTAGTGAAGCAGAATGGAAAGATAGAATTGAAAATAGATCTGATATTACAAGAATTCTTACACACCTGACTAGACCGGATAAAAGCATAGACATCTCTAAATTAGATTTCGCAGAGATAAACCTTAAGGCTGTTGATAATTTAATAAAAATATTAAAAGATGAAGTTATAAACGGAAGTGATAATACTGGGTTTATTAACGGTAAAACCAAAGCTGTTTGTTTTCAAGATGCTCCATTATATGGATTAATACAAAATATTGAATATGAACTCTCAAGACGTATTACTAATCCTCAGGAACCATTAAGATACTGTGGAGTTGGTCTTAGCTTTATGAAACAATTTATATATAAAAAGCAAGGAAGACCAGTAATTTACGATAATAGAGACACTGCAAAGCATTACCTAAAACCCAGCGAATATTGGAGAATAGTAAGTTATGACTTATCAGCGAAGGATAATTATATTGATTGGACACATGAACGAGAATGGAGAGTACCAGGCTCATTGAAATTCAAATCCACAAATGCACATGTAATCCTATACAATGCTCAATGCTACAAATATTTTCTAAATCACTGCCCTAAAAATATATTAGAAAATATCGGGGGGATTACTACATTAAGAACTCTCACCTTTTGAAAACTAAGGAGAATATCAAAATTCTCCTTATCCAAATTCTCCAGACTACTTTTTAATAAATCTCTAGTTTCATTTATTATTTATTTATTTATTTTTTACTCTTTTGTCTCATTCCAACCCCGGCCATCCAGCCACCGATCAATATTTGCTACAAAGATATCTAATCCACCGCACATACCTTCTTTATCAATGTGAAGGGCATATCCTGAGAAGCCTGGCCCCTGATAAAAGCAAACTTCCTGGTACTTCTCATGCTTCCGGATCAGCAGCCGTTCCTTACCTCTGATGAACTCTATCTCCTCGCCCTGCCTTAAATCGATGATTTGATCTTCCAGGGCGAAGGAGAATAAGTCTAATTGCTTCACTGATTAATCTTCAGACTCCTGATAGACATCGATTTCCAAATCCATGCTTGGGTTTTCAACTTCCAGCTGGTCCGCAATGATTTCTTCCACTTCGCTTTCTGGTCTTAGCTTGCCATCATAGTACAGCTCACTTTCTTCACAGCCAGCCAAACAGAATACTGCAATGACCATTAATAACACCAATACTTTTTTCATCGATTCAACCTCCCAATTTAAAATGGTAGCTCTTCAGGCAACTGCTCCGTAAGCTCTAAAAACCACTGTTTATCATTTGTTGCTAATGCCAGATCAATAAGAGTCAACAGATCGTCTTCCTCAACCCCTTCGTCAAAAGAAGCAATATCCTCTACTCCTATCCAAATGGTTGCCTCTATGCTTTTCCCGTCAGGATCACGAGTAATTTTCACTTTATATCCATCTTCCAACAGCCGATTAACAATGTATCCGGTATAACCCTTTAGGCGAGTATTCACTACCTTGATCCATTCGCCTTTTGAGAAGGTTTTTGCGTCCGTTTCCAACCTTCACACCCCCTAAAACAGAGATAATTGCTCATATCCGTTAAACTCCTGTACATCTTCTGTATAAATGTGATCGTTTTCCTCAAATTCGAGATCAATTTCCTTGCTTATCTGCTCATCCTCCATTGTGATTTCAACAAACCCTGTAAACCAATGGAGTGGGAAGCAGCCGCCGCACCGTTTAAGTTCCCGGTCATGAAAGAAATAAGCGTGTGTTTCTTTCGGCATTATGTAGTATTCTTTCAGCTCGGTAGACTGATAGCCTTTCCTCCTCCAGATGAGGGATGCCCGATATACCTTTTCCGGGTCCAGCTCGATCTTCCTTGCGGCTGGTTCCTCAGGCCAAAGCTCTTCCTCGTAGATGGCGAACATATTCGCTTGGTAGCAACCTGTATGAGCATGTTTGTTAGGGAATTTCGACACATAATAGTGATTTGAGCCGTTTGGAAAGAGAAAATAACGTTTTCCTTTAGCCAGGACTGCTGATTGGCTATCATCAACGCAAACACCCTGCAACAATTTACTCCCTCCTATCTTCTAATTTTCGGTATTTCAGCCCCGCCGAACTTCTTGCAATCCTTACCCATGCGGGAGGAGCATTTCCTGTATTGTTTACAGCGAGTAAAGCAAACCATCAATTTATCTTCTTGCCGCACCCAGGCTGGCCGATCGTCTGCGATTAGTACGCTTTGCACCCTTCTTCACAGCCTTTCTTTTCAGCTTTTTCAATTTATCCAGCTCTATGAATCCAAGATTCTCGTCATAAGCCAGGACAGACAGCCGGTATAGATAAAGCCTGTCGAACCACTTTCGCTTTAACTTGAAAGCCTCTGTCTCCACACCCTTCACATCGATAACCTCAATGGATCCATCCAAGTGCTTTACTTCAAAATCCGCAATGTACTCCACTTTCCGGTTGGTCTTTCCGTTCTTCTTGAATCCTTCCTGGAGCAAGTACCGGGGCTGGAGTTTAAAGGATTTTATTTGCTTGGCCTGCTTCAGCCATTTCAGCTGCTCGTAATATTTCGCCTCAGCCTGGCTGTCAAATTGATGGCCGTCACACATTGTTTTCTTGTTGCCATACTTGCTCATTCCTTATCCTTCAACTCCATTTTCATCTGGTCCTCATCCGGCTCATTTTTGAGATTCTCGAGCTTTCTTTCACAAACGGGACCTATCCCCTTCGCAATGCTCTTCTTGCTCCTCAGTGGCCGATTGCAACCCGGACATATAATTGTTTTCGGTTTGGTCATAGCTTTCAAATGCTATCCTCCTTTTCAGTTCTCTGTGAGCCGCTTCCTGGTCCACGTATCTTGCTACATAGAGTAATTGCCCTAAGGTTGCGGCTCTAAGATTCATATGGCGTTGTGTCTTATCGAATAGCATTTAACACATGGTCCCTCCACATAGTAATAATTTGGCTTCCCGCAATCCCGGCATGTTTTTGAGTAAGTATTCCAGCGCTGATTGCATGGCCTGCATTCCAGAACCAATATGCCTCCGCGGTGATTAATCACCGTACCTTTTGCTTGGCATCTAGGGCACCGGGTAGCCGGCTTTACATTCGTGATGCTCATTTTCATTTCTCCTTTCAGTACCAGATATTTTCTGCAGCTTCCGAATCGATTTCTCGAAAGGATGCCAGAACCAATTCATATTTCAGCTCTTCATAATCACATTCATGGATGCTTTTTCCCGACTGAGCTTTAGAAATTTTCAACTCTGCTAATCTCTTGATAAGGATATTCCTTTTTTGCTGGATAACGGACTCGTAAAGGATCCCCATGGTTTCAGCTCCCTGATTTTAATTTTCTAAGTTTCTCCTGCAATTCGGCTTTTTTCCGGACCAAGTCTTCTTGATTGTTCGGTGCCTCTTGCTCTCCCATTCGTCTTAACATTTCATCAAGTTCAGCTTTATCAGCAGCAAGTTCTGCAGATGTTTTTTTCTTCTTTAGTTGCTTAGGTTGCTCATTTTCATAAAACCACTCTGGCAGCATTTCTGTTCTAACTGGCCCTTTACGTGGGTAAGGTTTGATTTTGGCTTTATTAAACTTCTCCTGTTCATATGCCCTAACCCTGTCCAGTGAATCAAGGTTGTTATTAGCCCATTCCTTCAAGAGAAACTCAACAAAGCCGAAATAACGTTTGTTTTTGTTATCCGCTATTGTGATTGCCTCGTTAATGATCTCCATTTTCCCTCCGAAATCATCCACCCACTGATACAAGGAGTGCGACTGATTATGAGACAAACGGCAGAGCAATTTTTCAAAAAGCAGAATGGGATTCTCGACTGCTGCGGTAGTAGTAGTAGTATCTTCTTTACATTCTTTAATTCTTAAATTCTTTAATTCTTGTTCTTGTTTCGATAACGTTTCGATAACGTTTCGATTTCGTTCCGATAAAGGTTCATTAACCGTTTCGATTAGCGTTTCGTTATCATCGTCAAAGCCTTGGTATTCATGGTATTTGAGGATAGTGAACACCGTTCCGTAATCCGTTTCGCAAACGGACACCATACCTTCCTCAACTAATTTCTTAACCGAACGTAAAACTGTGCTTTTTGAGACCTTTTTATAGCCTCTTTTTTCCTTGTATTCGAGATCTTCAGCAAGCTTTGAATAGGAACGGAGGTACTGACCTCTCTTTAGTTCAATGCCCTTTACTTTTACTCCATCCTTATGGACGGCCTGCAGAAGCAGCAGTGTAAAAAGTCGAAAAGTGGTGACATCATGCCATATTTCGTTATCTAGAATCTTTCTGTGAAGCTTTATCCAGCCTTGCACCTGTGTACCTCCTTTCCTATCAAATTAGTTTCTCTCGCAGACGGCGAATCCGTTTTTAATGCCTTTTATCGTATAATCCGGATACCGTTGCATATACTGTAGAACAAGCTTTTTCAAATGTTCTTTATCTTTTGCCTCCTCCCAGATCCAAGCTGGAAGGAGGACGTTGGTTTTGTTATGCATCTTCAAAATCTATGTCCATGGATTCCTGGGCGGACATCTTTTTGTTGGTCTTTTTCTTCTTAGGATCTGGATCGATGATTTCTGGTTCCTCGTTAGCAGGCTCATCCTGCCCTTGTGAATCGAATGGGATAGGCTCCTCATATTCATTCGCCTCATCCGTAATATCCTTCAATTCGCGCTCCTGCTCGTCCTCTGTGAAGGCTTTTTGCATATCGATAGATAAGATGCCCCATTTACCTAACATGTTCCTCAGAACCGTTTTCATAGCCATAGCATCGTAATCAGAACGCCAGACATTATTGAGAGACTTCTTATCCTTTGCCTTGTTGTGCTTAATCCTATGTGCCTCTACTTCATCCCGGGTCCAATACACTGTCTTTTCAAAGCCGTTGACCAGTTTGAAGTAGCCGCAATAACCGATGACCTTATCGCTCTTCTTAGCATCCAAATCAAGATCAATTTCCTCTGTAAGGCGATTCCATTTTAGAAGCTCCCCTTCATATACCGGAATTACATTTATGGCCTTGTATTGACCGCTTCTTAATGCCAGCTGAATGTAACCTTTATATCCGAGCTGGAACTGCGCCGCCTTATATCCTTTCTTTGAATCGTAAAAGGCAACAATCCAGGCGTAACCTAAATTTTTATCAACCGGCAGGTCGAGAGACGCAGCAACCATTGCGCTTGAGACAATAGACATCGGCTCAGCCTCTCGCAGGCCGACATCACCGTTATATAAGTTAAGGACAGACGCCATGAATTGTGGCGCCTTCTTTGCTAATACCTGTTCAAATTTCTTTTGCATGGTAGGTGTATTTAGCAAGCCCTTAAGGCCAAGAGACTGGGCAGAAACTTGCTTGGCTGCCGTCTCCTGTTTATTGGCTAATTGGTTTTTCAATCCAGAGTTTGTGGCCATTATTTAATCTCCTTTACAGCAAATTTTCGGAAAGAGGATTCTTTAAGAACTTCCTTGTAGATGTCCGGAAACTTCTCTTTTAAAGCTTTGGAATCCACTCTGTTTTGAATTTGATTCTTCCAGGTGACAACATATTGATCTGTAAGGCCCGTTTCTGCATCCTTCAGCTCTGCTTTTATTTTGTTTTCAATTTCCGTCTTGGCTGTTTTAATCAGCTTTTCATCCGTTTTCACTTTCTCGTATTGAACCAGCAAGTCTTTATAATCAGACGGAAGAACAATTTCCTTATCTTTTTCAGCACGATCATATTTTTCTTTCAGATATTGTTCAGCAGCACTGGATCCATCCAGCTCCGGGGCATGTCCTTGCTGAACGTGATATTCCCAGAAGTGCTTTTCGGCGTTGAAAATCATATCGATAAGCTCCTGGTCCCGCTCTACTTCTTTCCAGATGAACTTGTTTCCACCGACAAGGACAGCGATATAACCCTTTTCCTTATCCGTTACACCAAGATAGTGTTGAACCTGCACAAGATAGCTGGCGGGAATCTCTTCGCCTTCCCATTCTTTTGCAAGGTATGCGCTGGCTGTTTTGCATTCGAGAATGGCAGATTCTCCAACAATTAATCGGTCCACATTCGCTTTTATAAATGGATGATCAGGGTGGCTGTACATGAAATTTGTCCTGCGAACCTTCTTGCCTGTACGCTTTTCAAATTCCTTGGCAACCACGTTTTCCATTTCGTTGCCCCAGTATATGGCTTCGTTATCGATTTCCTGGGGTTCAACCCGGCCTGTCTTTTCTAACCAAAGTTCAAAGGCAGTGCGATATTTATTAACTCCAAGGATGACTCCTGCATCACTTCCTCCGATTCCCTTAGCACGTTCTTGCAGCCATTCATACCGGCTCATTTCTTTTGTAGAAACTGCATTAATTGCCACTATTAAGTCCTCCCTTTACCGTCAAGAGTCCATATGCTACAATGACGGTACTATAATGTTTTATAAACCTGACTCCTGCTCCCAACAGGGGTCTTTTTCATTGCTCTTCATCCTCACAAGACGGACAAACATCTGATTCTTCAATTAGTTCTCTTCCGCAAACTTCACATTCATAGATTTCTTCACAAAACTCATATGGATAGCCTGTCCGCTGAATCCGTTCGATCATTGGATGATCCACTCTGCGTCCTCCTCTCTATGTATTTGGTGCTTTGTTCACACCGCGATAAGCCGAAACGAATGGTAGGTGGGGGATGGTAGATGTCCGCTCCGACTTATCGCGACAGGAACAAAGGTTCTTGCCGCCCTATACTATTGGTGGTAGAATAGGTTTATATCCTGGTGTTGAGTGGCAGTGAGCTGTGCGAAGCTTACTGCTTTTCTTTTTGGTCTAAATCAAATTGAAGTTCTTCATACCGATTAAATAAGCGATCAACAATTAGCTTTGGGTTGAATGTTTGCGGAGCTTCTAAGCTCAAATCCAGCAAGGCTTTAGCATGAACACCCAGCTCATATAATTTTCTTTCACTCTCAGTCACTGTTTTCTCTCCTTTCAGTAGCCGTAAAATCACCAATCATAATTCCAAGGATGAAAACAAGCCAAGTAGCTCCAATCATCGCGAATACATATCCTAAATCCACTGGTTATCCCTCCTTAGGAGCACTGAACCTTACAGCCCAACCGATTTTAATCCCCTGAGCTCTAAGTGTTTCAATTAACTTTTCCAGTCTTTCTCTCCTGGTTAAATCCATATAATCAACCCTCCTATTAATGGCATGAACTGCTGTAATATCATGACCGGATCAACACCTGTTACGATGGCACAGGCAACATCTTTAGCTGCTGTTACATCTGTCCATCTGATTAACGTGGTGACATCCAGTGTTTTTTTGTCTGATTCAAATTTTGAAATACAACTCCGTGAACGATGTAGCTTTTCTGCGATTTCCTCTTGTGTAAGGCCTGCTCGCTCCCGGCATGCTTTCAATACCGCGCCGAAAGTCACTTCACTTCCCCTCCCTCCGTGTTCCAATTTGGAACAGTTCCAGTATGGAACCGACAAATTGCTAGATTGGTAATAAAATATATTTATGAAGGAAGTGCACCGAATCTTTTGAGCCTGGCAGCTTCGTTCGGTGCCTTCGCTCTCATGAAACTTTTCTCGGTATCCAATTCTCTATGTAGCGCAGGGCTGATTGCAGCTCCTTACGCTTGACGTCTTTGTAGCTGGCGACACCGAAGCGATCTTTAATTTCACGGTGGAGTTCCCTAAAGAGCCTTGGCCGGACTTTGGGATCACTCTCAACCTCGTAAACTTTCTGAGCAATCCCTTTTTGCAATCGGCGCTGTTCGCCGCTGGTAAGGGTGATTTGCTCTTCTACCTTGTGATCAATTTCATGCATCAACTTTCTGATTTCATGCTGTTCAGCTTTTAATGTTTGGGTATCTTCTACAAGGTCGGCTGTTGTTCTTAGGACAGTGACAAGGGCCTGATCTTTAGATAAAGGAACAACATTTTCTTTAATGGTGTAATATTCATCGACAAGCATTTCGTAAGCATCCCATGCCTGGTCTGTGTTTAAAGACTTGGCATGCAGCCAAGCTCCCTTTTCTGTCCAGAGGTACAGGATTGATGTGAATTTTAGGCTGTCGTCAAATTGACGTGACCCTTTGAATTCTCTTAAGTCTTCACCAGATAAAGCAAAATAGTGCTTGCCTTGTTCGTACCTGTCAGCATTTCGTTGAAAATTGCGATTAATAATTTTTGCATCTGTACCGAAGGATTCCGCCAGCTGGATAGTGGTTAACACTCTCTGTCCTTCCTGGCTAATTGGTTGTAGTTGAATCATCACATCGCCTCCAGACTTTTTTGTTCTTGGTCGCGCATCCAGGCATTTATTGTTTCCATTGAAAAGAAAATGCGACGCCTAACCCGAAAATGAGGGATTTGTTTTTCACGAACCATGGTATAAATCGTGTCAGGATGAACGCCGATATATTCTGCGACTTCCTGGGCAGTCAAAGTTTTTCTTTGCATTTTTAAATGTTCCTTTGCAATTAACTTTTTAAGATCCAAAATGAGCACCTCCTATGGTTGTGTGTTATCCAAAATTTCAACAGCTTCCAAAAGATGAGTCACGACTTCTTCATTTGAGTAACCGTCGTTGATCATCATGGCTGATTGCAGGATTTTGAGTTTGATCTCAGCCCAAACAACTTTGTCGGTGAGATTCATTTTGCCAACTCCTTATGCAGTTGTTTTATTCAACTTTATGTTGAATTCAACCTCAAAAAAATTTGAAGGTGAAACTCCTAAAGTATTGGATATAATTTCCAATTCATTTGTGGTAATTGGTCTTTTTCCAGTTTCTTTCATGCTGTAAGACTGAACAGTAATATTTAACTTATTCGAAATTACTATTTGACTGATATTTTTAGCTTTCCTTACGGCTCTTATTTTTTCATGTAATTGCATTTCCTCACCTCCAACATTCAACGTAAGGTTTAATTTGTTGTTTTTATTATATCAACGATACGTTTAAAGTCAACACTAAAACATAAAAAAATCAACTTATTGTTTAATTTATTTAACGAAGCGTTTATTTAATATAAAATAATTTAATATAAAGGTTTGTAAATAATATGGAATTAGGAACTGGTGATTGTTCATGAGCTTAGGTAGTCGTCTAAAGAAAGAAAGAGAAAAAAGAAAATGGTCACAAAAAGAAGTTGCTGAAAAAATCGGGATTACTAACGCAGTATTGTCTAACTATGAACGAGATTACCGAGATCCAGATACTGAAACACTTAAGAGGCTGGCAGACCTATATGAAGTAGAAACCGATTACTTATTAGGAAGACCAGACAGGAAGAAAGATATTCTTAGAGATAAAGACGAAAAAGACATCGCAAAACGCATGGAGCAAATACGCGAAGACTTAACAAAAGTAGACGGCCTTAGCTTCCAGGGCGAGCCATTAAGCGAAGAAGCTGTTGAATCCTTAATGGAGGCAATGGAACATATTGTCCGTCAAACTCAAAGGATTAATAAAAAGTACATTCCTAAGAAGTATAGAGAAGATAAAGACGAGTAGGAATGTGAGGCGATATCATTGAACTGGATAAAAAGGGCTGTACAAGACATTATTTATAAATATAAAACCAACGATCCTTATGAATTAGCAACATTTAAAAATATTCATGTAGTTGAATGGGATTTACATCATGAGATCCAGGGCTTTTATAAGTATGACAAAAGAAATAAATACATAGTCATTAACAGCAACCTGGAAAGATTTCAGCAAAATTTTGTTTGTGCTCATGAATTGGGACATTCAGAATTACACCCCAGAGTAAATACTCCCTTTTTAAGGGAAAACACTCTTTACTCAACAAGCCGCATAGAGATGGAGGCAAATACTTTTGCTGTTGAGTTGCTTATCCCGGATTTCTCGTTACATGAAAACTCTCAAACTACTATATATGAAGCAGCTGCCTATTACGGTGTACCCCAAGAAATTGCGCACCTTAAAAAAATTTAGCGTTAAACTAGGCAATATTACACAAGACCGAAGAATCACGAATTTGTTTTCGTGTTTTTATTTTAGCGTCACTGGGTTCTTTGCCCATTTATACATAAATTTAACAGTTAAAGGAGGAAGCTAGATGTCTGAAACCAATGTTGTTGTAAATGTTGGTGCAGGTGAAGAAAGAAGTTCCTATTTTGATGGAGGTTTATTTGAATTCATTGGATGGTCCATTCTTGGATTTTTAGTTACCGTGTGTACATTAGGAATTTGCTACCCTTGGGCAGTTAATATTGTTTATAGATGGAAAGTTGAGCACACGGTTATTAATGGAAGAAGGTTAAAGTTTAATGGTACTGCAGTGGGGCTTTTTGGTAACTGGATTAAGTGGTGGATCCTGACTATTATCACTCTAGGAATCTATAGTTTCTGGTTGTTTATTTCTTTAGAAAAATGGAAGGCGAAACACACTTCATTTGCTAATTAAAAGGTGGAAGATAAATGAATTTTCAAGATAGGGTAAATAAGTTTTCTGATGAACTTGTCAAAGTGCAGAGTTCTCCAATGAAGATGTCATACAAGATTAGAAAAATGAACGATGAAAAAGTTTGCTCTTTATGTGCCAATCATGAAAAGAACTCAGGTGATGTATTAGAGGCTGTTATTGGAGTGAATCATCCGCCTTTTCATGAAGGGTGTAGATGTATAGCTACTTATAGCATAGAAGGCATTAGATAATTAGCCCCAACCTTGGGCTTTTCTTTTCAGCCAAATATAGAACATACATTCGAAAAAAGGAGTGAATATCGTGGCAAATGTCGAATCGCGTGGTAATGGAAGTTACCGTCTAACAGTAATACTTGGTTATGACGATAAAGGCGTCCCTATCAGGGAACGAAAAACAGTTAAAGCCAAAAATATGAAGGAGGCAAGGAAATTACTCACCCTTTTTGAAGCTGAAATTTTAACAGGTGAATTTTTCAAAGCTGAAGACAAAATGACATTAAGAGCTTTCTATCCGCAATGGCTTGAAAAACATGCCAAAGATACCCTTTCACCTGATACCCTACAAAACTACATCAGTATCTTACAAAATAGGATACTTCCGAAATATGGGCATTTTAAACTTGAAGACATCAAAACCATACACGTTGTTAATTTCATAAATGACCTTAAAAAGAATGGTCAGCGCCTTGACGGTAAAGAAGGAAAGCTATCAGCTTCTTCAGTTTTAAATTGTTACAAGGCTTTTAATAACGTCCTCTCTTGCGCTCATCGTTGGAAACTGATTAAAGAAAACCCAGCAATTGGGGCAAAACCACCAAATGGGAAATCGAAAAAATCAGAAGTCTACTCCAAGGAAGAGTTAGGCCAGTTAATGCAGCTGCTTGATGATAAACCCCTATTCTGGAAGACACTGGTCCTTCTAGCTGTTTCAACCGGGGCGCGTGAAGGTGAAATTGCTGGGCTTGAATGGAAACATGTTGATTTTGACAAAGGTACTATCCGAATTGAACAGGCTATTACAGAAATTAAGGGTGAAGGTGTAAAAATAAAAGGCACTAAAACGGGGAAAGACCGCACAGTTAGTGTTCCAGAAAAATTACTTGAGATGTTAATGAAATTAGAATTAACCAGCCGACAAGATAAGTGGAAAGTACGTGACCTTTGGGAATGGCCTGATCACTTCTTCATTTTTGGAAATGAATTCGGTAAGCCTATACGTCCAGACAGTATCGGACAGTGGTGGCGAAGATTTACCAAAAAACATGACTTTAAACATATCCGTTTTCACGATCTCCGGCATACCTCTGCTACCCTGCTAATAAATGAAGGGGTACACGCAAAAGTAATTAGCGAAAGATTAGGACATGCTGATATTTCTACCACCATGAACATTTATGGGCACGTATTGGAAGAGGCCGATAAAACAGCAGCAAGTCACTTTGACGAATTTTTCGAAAAGAAAACTTAG